GCTTCGTTTTCCATACTAGCGTCAAGAGCTCTTTGTTTTTCTTCACTATCTGTCATGTTATCTTCCCTCTCTAGCTGCTTTTGCTGCTAATCTTTTTTGTTCTGATATTATTGATTGTCTAATTTTTCTACCCATAGGTATTCTAACAGAAGTTTCAATTAGTTTACCTTTTTTACTAGTATATTCTACACCAATAACTTTATCTTTGAAATCACTTTGTACAGACATGGTTGCCTTTTTTAAACTCATTGCTTCTTTTTCTTTTTCTTCTCCTGCTTCGTTCCAGAATTTATACATTCTCATTTTAGGCATTACATCTCCTTCACTTTCTTTTTTAATGTCAATTTATATTTTGTTATATTGTATGAAAGAAAAGGTTTGTATCTTATCATTCTATCATACAGTTTAGGCCACAATACTTTTTCACTTATGGTCTTGTTTAATCTTTTTGAAAACTTTAATATATCATCTAGTATTAAAAATGTTTCAAAGTTTATCTTTTTAGATAGAAAGTATTTAAGTATAGGTGGATGTTGACCATCTTTAGAGGTAAATAAATCATCAAAAGTTAATTTCTTTGTTATCATACTTAATATATAATCTATATCTTGTTCATAGTAATAATGCAATGCCTCTATTCTCTTTGACCATGATTTGTAATTTTCTTCACCTGACCTGCCAATAATATCCCCAATCCACAAATTAGTGTTAGAAACAAAATTGCTGATAAAATAATTAGTGACATCACTATTGCTATAAGTTCTACTAAGCTTGTGAAAAAAATACTTGTCCCTTCTTTTAGTGAATGTATCCAACCTTGCCGTTGTGCGGCCATTGTGTTTATGATAGTCATAACTCTGGTCTTTACTTGTAAAATGTAGTTTGATTGCCAGATAGATTTTATAAACTTCAAATCCATTCACTTATTATCCTTGTAAATATTTTAATATGTTTTCTGGTGAAGATATTCCGTAAGGGTCTTCTGGTGTGTCATCTGTCTTACCTGGTTCAACAAACATCTTTTTAACAACATAATTATCTACGATCATAGCATATCTCCATGATCTTTGACCAAAACATTTATCTCTTTTCTGACAAAGCATTCCCATTTCTTGTGTGAATTGACCATTGCCATCAGGTATCACTTTTACATTTTCTAATTTTTGATCTTGTGCCCAAGCATTCATAACAAACGAATCGTTTACTGACATACAATAGATTTCATCTATGCCGTGTGCCTTGAAAACATCTGCCTGTTTTTCAAATCCTGGTAGTTGTTGATTTGAGCAAGTAGGTGTAAATGCACCTGGTAAAGAAAAGACTATTACTTTTTTATCTTTAAAGTAATCATCTGTATTTTTGTCAACCCAATCGCCTAATTCCCTTACTCTAAAATTGACATGGGGTACTATTGTTTCTGTTTTTTCATTCATCATAATTAAAATGGTAGTTTTGCTACCTTCTCCTTCAACATATTCAAGTTTTGTGCTTCGTATGCTATTTTTTCTTTTAATGTTTTATTAATCATTGACCTAGTATTACTAGGATCAATCTCGTTGTCTTTACAATACTCTAAAATTGCGTCTATATAACTAATCTTTTTATCTTTAACCATATTTTCTACGATTAAAGCAAACTTATTTGGTGTTAATATTGCATTTGACATATGTTTAATTATACTATATTCATTGCTAATTGTCAAGCGTGTAGTGTAAATAACTACCTATCATATACTTCGGTTTATTTATTGGTTTCATACCTTGATGTAACCAAGGCCATAATGGTGGAAACATTAACAAAGAACCTTTCTTACAAGGGGATGCTAATTGTAATTGAGGAAAGTTAGTTTCTCCTCTATCGTTATCATCTAGGTATATAAAAAATACTAGAAATCTTTTTGCTGATTCAATACTGATAGAATCTACATGAGGATCAAAACGGTCTTTGTTATTAGGTAGATATTTCTTTAATCTAAATTCTTCAAAGGCATATTTTTTCGGCCACATATTATCTGTTATGACACAATCTTTTTTATATTGTTCTAGTGAGTTTAAGAATATCCTTGATAGTCTTTCTATATCGCCTTGCCATTTATTTTTATTTAGATTGACTTGTGTAAATGACATTGGACCTTGATCGTAGGTCTCTTTATTAGATTCTATTTCAAACTTGCTGATAAGTTCATCACAATACTCATCATCTATTACATTTTTATATATTTGTATATAATTATTCATAATTTATAGTGTCTGTTTCTGTTGCGAGGTACAGACAAACCCCAAGCAGACTAAGCTGCTAAAGCGTAACCTTGTGAGTTAGCATTTAAATAACAGTACGGTGTCAGCGATCAATCTCCTAGAAGTTTTACCTAGTGGTCGATCCTATTTCCACCCCTCTAATTTCATTGTTAGAATGGTGGAGTGGCTGGGTATTGCACCCAGGTCCCTAAAAGTTATTGTCTTCTTATCAACAATTAATTCGTTTTTGGTGTTTCAACAATTTTATAGTTGTATAAAACCTCTAATACACACTTCTCTCCTTGAGCAGGTGTTTCCATTGTTCTTATAATGTGTCCTTCAATATCTTTCGAAGCATAAGTTATCACAGCGTAAGCAATATCACCTGTCGGCATTGCTGCTATTCTGCCAAATGCTACTTCAAACTCTACATAACCTTCTTGTTTTAATGCTTCGTTAACCATTTCTAATGGTCCACACCATATCGGCATGTCTTGCATTTGCCAAGGATAGTTTGATAACCCCTCTGGGCCTGCATATGATTTATTAGATAAACATAATATAAAAAATAGTCCACATATTGTTTTAATTAGTTTTCCCATTTTGTTTAAATTTCTTATGAAACTCCTCTATTGCTGGTTTTAACAGCGGTAAATAATCTTTTTTATTTTTAATAAATGTTTGAGTTGAACCTTCTTCGGTTACAATTAAAATTACTATTTGTTCAATTGCTTTACCATAAAGTTCTTCATACATTTCGCAATAGGCTGAAGTTTGTATAAAATAGTTTTCTATCCATTCTTCTTTTTTATCTTTGGTAGATGTTTTAAAATCTATTACTGACAATTTGCCTTCGTATTCTGCAATACAATCGACTCTACCTGCAACGCCCCATTTGTCGCTGTATAAAGCACCTTCTTGCATTACTATATTATTTATCTTATCCAGTTCAGTTTTTAGGATCGTAAATAGCGCTGTAGGTAAAACACCTTGTTGTGATAGTTCTTGATTGTTAAGATAGTTTTCTGTTAAAGTATGTACGGCAGTACCTCTACTAGCAGCATTTCTCATAATAGTATTTGCAACTTGCTCACCTACTGACTCACGCCATTTAAGTATACCTGCATTGCCTCTATCAGATAGCACAGTTGTAATTGATGGATACTTATCACCACTAGGCAAAACATAAAATCTTTTGCCCTTGATAGTTTCAGTTTTTAGATTTAATATTTTCTTCTCTTGTGGCACATGAGTAAAACTTTTCATGCTATGATTAGCCTTCATATATTCGTGTAATTTATTCATAATATAATTATATCACATTTAAGTGCTTCTGTAAAGCATTAACATATCGTTGTGATCTTTTTGACTAACTATGCCAAGCGCTCAGTCAGGTTTGTACTCAACATATTGAGTTTTACCTGCGTCATTTCTAAATGCTCTTAATGTTTGTTTTCTATTATCAGTAGGACTCTTGTATGAACAATGAATCCATCCGCTATTAGGTTCTTCTGGCTTGTGATATTCCAATATCAGTTGATCGAAGTCTAAATTTTCTACGATCCATTTTGCTAATTCAGCATTAGGCGTTCCAAATATTTCGAAGTCCGCCGCTTGGCCTTTAGCGTGCTGTGAGTTTGTAGATGATCCTATTGCTTCACATAATTCTTCACTTCTAAAGCCACTTGATACTGTCACTGGTGTAGCGTAGTGGTCTCTAACAGGTTGTAGTATGTTCTCACATAATTTTTGTAGTCCTGTAATCTGATCGTCATTAGGATTATTATTAATCCCTTTACGCTCAGCCGTCTGACTAGCAGTCATTTCTTTTAAGCTAAAGTTCTTGCTTAGTTTCATTTGATATCCTTTGTTGATTATTTTCCACGAGTTATAGCAATGATCTTCTTCAATTGAGATTCAATTACTTCTGCTCTGTTCGGCCAGTGAATGTAGGCCTCGGGTGATTTTGCTAATTTAATTAATAGAGGTATGATAAGTTTTTCTAGTTTTCTGTAATTGTCTTTGTATTCTTTACCTAGATTATCTTTTCTTAAATCGTACTCATCATCCATCTGTTTCTTAGCAATCTCTAATTCTGTTTCATTTTTAGCAACAACTGTTTCTTTTGTTTCGTTTGTCGCTCTCAATAGTTTATCTAGTTTTGATTCTAGTCTATTGATGATTTCGCTAGACACCGCCTTACCTACATTATCTGCCGTTGTCTTAACAACTTCTTTTGTAGCTTCTGACTCTGCCTTACTTTCTGTCGCTGGTTTCTGTTTGACCGAGGTAAAACCCCAATCGCCATCAGCGTCAAATCCGTCTAAAAAATCGAAATCTGCCATACTAGTATTTATACTTTCTTACCTGCTTTCTTTGCTCTATGTGTCTTTATTACCTTGTCAATTTGTGTGTCTTTTACTGACTTTTTACCATATTGTGCTGCTAGATTACTCGCTGGGTGTGCCTCGGATACTTTTGATAACACCTCTTTCCAACCACTATCAGTTTTACTATCTATATTACCTACACTTGATACTATATTTAATTGTGTAGGTGGTAATATTTTGATATGTTTCTTTTTAATAAACTCTTCCATTTCAGAAATAGACATTAGGTCTGTATATTCTTCTTTAGTTCTCTTATTATAAAATCTATAAGTTGGCATTTATTCCCTCACTATACCATTCTGGAATACTTGTTTTCCATGTAGCAAAATCCTTCTTGTATTTAACATAGTAATCTCTATAAGCAGTAATACTATCTTCATTCTTTACATCATCAGGCATTGCTTGTGTCGGTTGATTAAAAGGAATATTTAGGGGAATATTTTTAGGGGGATTTCTCAATAGGTCTTTTAATAATGTATATGACTTATGATCTTTACCATATCTCAATTGAAATTCATCATGTAAATGTGACCACATCTGATATAACC